CAGCCTGCAACTGCAATATCCGCTTGAAAACGGCATCACCAATATCACCATGCGCCGCCCTAAAGTGCGCGACATGCTGGCGTCCGATAAAGCCAAAGGCAGCGATGCGGAAAAGGAAATCGCTTTGTTCACCAACCTGTGCGAAGTGGCGCCGGTCGATATTGAATCACTGGATATGGTCGATTACCAGGCACTGCAAAAGGCGTATCAGGGTTTTTTGTCTTAACGGCTAAGGACGCTCGTGTGGGCTGCGTAGTATTGGCCTCCCACACCGGCTGGCCGCTCAATGAGCTGTTGGAGCTGACTGGCGAAGAGCTGATCGAATGGCTTGAGGCAGTGAAAACAGTGCAGCCAAAACCGCGACGCTGACAAAATACGGCAGGAACAGTAACAGGGCGGCAATGGGTGCGACAACAGCCGATGCAATCAGTGCCGCCCATAATGGGCCATTGCCCTGGATCATAGCAGCAACGCAACCAATAAAGGCGATGGCGATAATTGTTTGCGGGTGATACGTCCAGCCCACAACGCGATCAAAAATAGATTTAGGCATAAATCCTCCTTCTGGAATGAGTTAAGTATAGTCAATCAGGTTAAGTTTTGTCATGGCAAATAATATCGCACTAGGCATCGTTATCGGCGCATCGCTATCCAGTACCGTGGGACGCGCGTTCCAATCACTGGATGCGAGAGCGACCGGGTTGGGACGGAGTCTACAAAACGTACACATGGGGCGCAACGCTGCCGATGACGTCATCCGCTACCGGACCAGGCTGGATAACCTCATAGCGACTCAGCATCAATTCGGGGCCAGCAATACCAACTTATGGGGGCAGATTGCGCGTACCGAGGCATCGCTCCGCACTGCCTCGCAAAGAGCCGAGAGATACGGGCTTAATATCGGCGACATCGTCAATGAAAACCGTAGACTGCTACAGTCAGAGCAGTCGGTGTCCCGACAGCTCGAACGCACCAATAGATTACGAGCCAACCGTGACCGCCGCAGTGAGTTGGGCGGCCAAATGATCGGCACGGTGGGCATGGCCTACGCTGCCGCAGCGCCCATTAAAGACGCGATTGAATTTGAATCGGTTATGGCTGACGTGCGTAAAGTCGTTGATGTGTCTGACGCAGAATTTAAGGGCTTGGGCAAATCCATACTTGATATGTCGGCCACCATGCCGATGGCCGCCAGCGGCATTGGCGCTATCGTTTCCGCTGCCGGGCAATCTGGCGTAGCCAAAGAAGAATTGTTGGGCTTTACAACCGCCGCCGTTAAGATGGGCGTAGCTTTTGATATGACCGGCGAGGAAGCTGGGCAGACTATGGCGAGCTGGCGGGCTGGCATGGCAATTAACCAGAAGCAGGCGGAATCACTAGCGGATGCCGTTAACTACCTGGATGCTAATATGAACGCCTCGGCAAAGAATATTTCCGAGGTTGTTACCCGGCAAGGCGCTGTTGCAAAAGCCGCCGGGCTAACTGAGATTCAAATCGCCGCCTTAAGTGCGTCACTGCTTAATTCCGGCGCCGCTCCCGAGATTGCCGCTACCGCATTAAAGAACCTGACCAATGCACTTACTCAAGGTGAATCTGCTAGTAAGGCCCAGATTGGCGTTTTTGAACAACTGGGCATGACCTCGGAAGAGGTGACGGCATCCATGCAAAAGGACGCTGAGGGTACTATTAAAAAGGTATTCGCTGCATTGGCTGCGGCTCCTGCTGAAAATCGCGGATCTATGGTTGGTGACCTGTTCGGTGAAGAAGCCAAAGGCGCAATTATGCCGCTACTGGTCAACATAAAAGCGCTGGATCAGGCATTTAATTCAGTCGCCGATGCCAGTAGTTACGCCGGGTCAATGCAAAAAGAATATGACATCCGGTCGCAAACAACAGCTAATAACCTGACACTGCTGGGCAATAAGGCCACGCGTCTGGGGGTTAATCTCGGTACTGTGCTTTTGCCTACACTAAACACCGTCTTCGGTGCCATGGGTGATGGCATTAATGTAGTAACTGGGTTGGCGGAAAAATTTCCAGTTGTCACGAATGTTGTTGTCGGTGCGACAGTTGGACTGGTTGGATTGAAAGTGGCGGCCTTGGCTGGCGGATATGCCGCAACTATCCTTTCAGATGGCTGGATAATTGCCACGGGCATTATGGATTTCTTCCGGCTATCGACATTGAGATCCAATGCCGCATTAGCATGGCAATCAACCGTTGCACTTGGCGCCTCAATACAGCAAAAGGCGCTGGCGGTATGGACGGGTACGGTTACCGCAGCCCAATGGCTATGGAACGCGGCAATGACCGCTAACCCTATCGGCTTGGTGGTTGCCGGCGTGGTCGCTTTTGGAGCGCTGGCGATCACGGTTTATAAAAACTGGGAACCTATCATGAACTGGTTTAAAGAGAAGTTCGCCTGGTTGGGGCAGTCGGTTGATTGGGTTAAAGGTCTTGGCGGTATTTTTGGGGGGAAGGATCAGGCTGGGATAGGTTCGGCAATGGCCGCGACGATTGCCGCTCCTGCGCTGGCTACGCCGTTGCCCGCAATGCCGCCTGCTGCGGGTTCAGCAGGACAAGGGACAGTAACACAAACTACCCATGCGCCTATTACCATAGTTCAACAGCCAGGCGAGGATTCAAATGCCCTAGCCGAACGGGTAGCAAAGCATTTGAAGAAGCAGCAGGCCGCAGATGCCAGAGGCGCTTTGCATGACTAATATTATGATGCGCCTGGGGGCGTTTAATTTCTCTATCAACACTGCTGCGTATCAGGCGTTCAGCCGGTCAACCGCTTATCGATGGCAGGCAGTGGAGCGCTATGGAAAATTACCTGCGCAACAATATACCGGCCCCGGCGAAGATTCAATCACGCTATCGGGCGACATCTACCCCGATTATGCAGGCGGCCTGCACCAGATCGACGACATGCGCGCAGAAGCGGGAAAGGGGCAGCCGTTAATATTGGTTGATGGCAACGGTTATGTCTGGAAAAAATGGTGCATTCAGTCAATTGAAGAGAATAAGGACACCTTTTTGTCCAACGGCGTGGCCCGCAAAATGTCCTTTACCCTGAAAATAACCCAATACGGTGACGATACATGACCCAATACCGCACCAAAACCGGCGATATGATCGATGCGATTTGCCACCGATATTACGGCAGTCAGTCTGGCGCCGTTGAGCGGGTCTACGAGGCTAATCGAAGCTTGGCCGACTATGGGCCTGTGTTGCCGTCAGGCTTGGTGATTGAACTGCCGGAAATGCCTATAGCAGAAACGGTGAAAACAGTTAGGTTATGGGATTGAAATGAAGCCTATCTTTAAAGTATTAGCTGATGGTGCAGATATTACCGCGCGTATTAATCAGCGCCTGATCAGCATAAAAACCACTGACGAGGCCGGTTTTAAGTCCGACACCTGCACTATTGATTTAGACGACCGGGATGGGTTGATTGCCTTGCCGCGCAAAGGCGCAAAATTAGACATTTACCTGGGCTATGAAAAAACCGGAATCAGTAAGGTAGGCGTTTACACGGTCGATGAGATTTCTTTAACGGGATTCCCTGAAACGCTGAGTATCAGTGGCAAGGCCGCCGATATGTCCGTAGGCGAACTTAAATCGCAGAAAACCCGGCACTTCGATAACATCACTCTAGGTGATCTGGTTAAAACAATCGCCGGCAGCAACGGCCTTGTCGGCAAAACCTCTGCTGATCTGGCTGCTATTCAGCTGGGGCATGTGGATCAAACGCAAGAATCAGACCTGCATTTGCTCACTCGCCTAGCGAAACAATACGGCGGCGTCGCTAAAGTCACCAATGACCATTTAATCCTGGCCAAGGCAGGCGAATCGAAAAGTGTCGGCGGTGCCAGCTTGTTGCCGATTTATATTGATAAAACGCAAGTATCGGGCTACCAGTGCAGCATTACCGACCGTGGCAAATACGCCTCCGTAACCGCGACTTATCACGATAAGGCGACTGGCCAGAATATTGCAGTCAGCACCAGCGCCGAAAAACCGGCTCATACCTTGCGGCACACCTATGATAACCAGCAGCAAGCGATCGAGGCGGCGCAGGCAAAAAAATCAGCGCTGGATCAAGGAACGGCTACCGTAGACGTTAGTTTATCGGTTGGTAATGCTGATCTGTTCGCTGAGTCGCCGTTGATATTAACGGGATTTAGATCGGGCATCACTGGGCCGAGCTGGACAACAACGCGGGTCGAGCATTCGTTTAGTAAGGCGGCGTTTACGACTCAGGTTAATGGGGAGATAAAGTGAATGGGTGAAAAATAATTATTTTAAAAGCAAGCGCGCAAGGCCATCGGCTTAATGACATCAACCGATACACCAATGATCTTGTAGGTCAGTCATTCTCTAAAATGCGTATAATTATGGATTGGTTATTCCTGCAATGCAGGTAAATTTACAATTAAGTACATATTCGAGTACATAAACTGAATGAACGATTATTTAAATTCCATACAAGCTAAGGAAACAAAGAGACGCAGGACTTTTGCTATCATCTCCCACCCGAATGATTGCTTAAATATCAACGGGTAACAGGTTATAACAAAATTTCTCTAA